TGTGCGGCATATCTATAGGGCGAGTATTTGCAGTATCATAATCCTTAGGATTAATCTTACTCTGTGGTACACCTGCTGCTGCCGCCTGTGAAGGTGCTACTCTCTTATCATTCTCTAATGCCTCTGTCTGGCTCTTTGGTAAGAACTTACCTCCTGATCTCTTTCTAGTATAGATCAATCGCTGCCATTTGTGATGACAATATGCTCCTCCCTTATACTTGAAGATAGAATATGTGCTTCTGCCCTTAGGCGAGAATTGACCATTAACTCCAGAGAAACTCATTTGATTGATATCCTCTTTTCTATAGACCTTACCTGAATCAGATAATCCAACCATCTCAACACAGAATGTTCTGCTATTAGCACTCAATGATCCTGAATATCTATAGCGAATCTTAAACATCCCTGCATCTCCTGAAGATCTCTCCTCAGCATCACCATATGAAGAAACTGCTGCCATATTCACAGAAGTGATAGCCTCTACGATCTGATCCTCATTATCTGGATCTAAGACATCCTGCACCGCAGTTAATTCCCACTCCTCTTCATTGATATCTTCTCCCTTATCAGCTAGGTGTTCTAACCATTCCTTTTCATCATCTTTCGTGAATTCAGGATCTGCTGCTAGTTTGATTCCTGTTTCTTCCTCTATTACTTCCTCATCATTAATATCTTCAATCTCAGTAAACTCTAAAGGAGTTAATGTTTTGAAGTATAGACTCAATGAGACATTATTAAAGGCTAGGATCTGATCTAAGGCATCTATCACCTGATTCTGCTTAGGTCTGATCACACTATTATCAAACAAAGTGAATGCAGTCTTAATCTCATCAGCATTATTACCTAATCCTGTCTGATCCTTAACACCAAATAACATAGGGCTAGTGATTCTATGACCTACCAATACCTTCTGTTGTGATTCCTTAGATAAGAACTCATACTGATTATGAGCATCTGATAATTGAACAGGCTCTATAGAAGCAGCAGTATCTGCTGAATCATTAAAGGAAAGAATAAACTTCCCTGCATTAGATGAGCCTCCCCACTTCTGCTTAATCTGAGATTCAATATTATCTCTTTCCTCCTCTGGTGGAACTCCATTATTGAAGTTCACAATCATAGAAGGAGCAAGTCCGTTCTTGATGTTATTGATATGGTAGTTAGCTACCTCTCCCTCTAATTCTGCATAAGGTAATGCACCTTGATAATCAACAGGGGAGTAATAGTAAGAACCACTACGATAAGGTCTGAAGTATAAGATCTCAACTTTATCTCCTTGTGAGCCATAACCAAAAGCAGGAATGCGATCAACACCTTTTTTGCTTCTAACTTGTTCCCAATCATAAGCATAGTAGTACGCTTCAACTTCTCCCTCTTCATTACATTTCTCTGCTCTAAGAGTCTCCACAGGCATATGATATACCTCAACGATCTTACTCTTATTCTGATTATAGATCAACTGAAAAGCACCATTGCCTAGCATATAGTAGTCATTGATTACTTTCTTCAATTCCTGATCCTTGATCAACTTTCTCAACTGAAGATATCCTTCTGGATTCTTACCTGAATCTGTAGCATCAATACCATGACCAAAGATCATGTCAATGATTCCTGAAGTTATCGCATTGTTTGTAGGAGATCCATTGAATCTATCTATCAAATACTGAAAGTAATCATTATCATCTCCATACTCTACCCATCCCTTGCGAGGATTCTCACTTACGACAGGGCTAGTATAACTAGATAATTGAACAAACTTGAATTGACTATTCTCCATAAATCTTAAACTCGTTATCCATAGTCTCTTCTGTAGTAGCCATCTTTGGCTGATATGTTGCTACTGAAGATCCTGAAGGAATAATATACATCTTGTCTTGTGAAAGTAGTTTGATTTTACCCACCTCCCAAATCTTGACAACATAAAAACTCTCTGCTACTAAAGCAGAAACATCATAAGAGAAGGTTAGAGCCTTTCTGAAGTCATCATATGTCCCAGATATAGCAGTATCTACCTTCTCTACTCTTTGATCCTCAGATATAATCTCCATCTCAAAAGACTCTGTTGCAAAGTCCCTGAGATACATAGTTATCTGTGGAGTTGTATTTTCTTCTACAATAATCATCTAATTATAAAACCCAAAAGGAATATAATGGTTACATTTGCATAGTTCATCTCTCTTAGGTAGCATTGCTACCAAAAAAGAAGCCCCTCCGTAATGGAAGGGCTTTTTTGATTCTATAAGGATCTGATCTTAGATATCATTAATCACAGAAGCATCAGCAGTGATCGTAGCATCTACGAAATTTGCAGGAATCTTCTCCTGACCATTAAGAGTCAAAGTATATCCAGAAAGATCACCCATTGCAGCACCTGTTACGATAGTACCACCATTAACATCAGCACCATAATCTAAGCCCATTAAGAACTTGTTGCCGTTGTTATCCTCAATTACTACATGAGGGCGATTATAAGAGATCAGTTTCAACTCATTGTGAGTTTGCTTACTCATCTTCTTGAATGTAAGATTCAATACCTGATCAAAGAAGGTTGTTCCATTCTCACGAGATGAAGTAATAGTCTGCTCAAAACTAGAGTTTCCTTTCACTTCAAACTTGAACCAATCTGGAGTACCTCCGAATGCATCAATCACATCCGTATCTGTTGTATCATAGGTGATAGCACCTAATGTCCCGAAGTCTGCAAAGTAAACGGCAGTGATACCACCTACTACATCCTTACAGGGTTCGTTTCTTCCTTTTGTTAAAGCACATGCCATATTCTATAAGTATAAAAAAAAAGGGCAGACAAGCACTAGCCTACCTGCCCCTTTTAGGTTAATCAATCAACTATTAAGTATAGTATACGATGTCAGCACCGATACCAATCTGAACACCTGCAGTAAAGCGCATTACTACACGAACATTTTGTGATCCATCAAGATCAGCCATGTCTAGTAATTTTACTTCTTGGTGGTCGCTCAATAAACCTGTACCGAAGAACAAGTTTGATTTCTGTGCAGCTACCATATCGTTAGTAGGCATACCTGAAGCAACGAACAACTTAACACCATCAAAGGCTAGATCGCCTCCGTTGTACCAAGTAGTACCATTAGAAGCAACACCATTGCCTCCTAAGCCGTTTGCACCGAACCCACCTAAAGCACGAACATAAGCACGAGCGATATGCTGAGATACATAGATGTAAAGATCTTCTTTACCATACAATGCAGCAGGAATAGCATCAACTACTTTACCCAACTCATCAATAACATTAGCAGCAGTAATAGTAGTACCTGTTACATCTACAACTGAAGCATCAGCAGCTAATAGAGCAGTAAAGCCATCAAACTCACCTTCGTTAGCATCAGCACCAGACCAGATGTTTGTTTCATTCTTTGCAGCTACTTTAGCAGCAACATAACCGATTAGGTAATCAGCGAAGTTAGCAGGTAACTCATCAAAAGCAGAGTAACCCATTGAGATCGCTTCCCAATCTGATACAAAGTCAGATTTACACAATTCCAAGTTTACTTGCATCTCCTTAGGAGTAAGTACCTTCTCAGCCAATGTCAATGTAGAAGTATCAGAGAAATCACAAGTTGCATCTTTAGTGATAGCATCCAAGTTCATTGTCTTTAGTACTTCTTTGTACTTGACATTTGGTTTAATAGTAATACCGCCACCCTCAATAGTGTCGGCACTCAATAATGCAGCAGAAACATATTTCCCTGCAAATTCACCAGCATATGTGGTAGTGATTGAAGTGGTTGTAGCCATTTTTCTTCTTTATTTAAATTAGGATAATTTACTCATTACACGAGATAAGGTAGTAGCACCAGCCTTATTGCTGAACTTCACCATATCTGGTTTCTTTTCTACAGGTGCAGCAGCTACCTTCTTAGCAGCAGGTGCCTCATCAGCACTCATCTCTACTTCTGTAACTTCTTCCTCTGTACTCATTTCAACTTCTTCAGAAACCTCATCAGCAGATTGCTCTTCCTTAGGCATCATACCTGCAATCATTTCTTTGATCTCATCAATAGCAGCAGTGAACTCTTCTTTGCTTACATAAGCCATTTCCTGCTCTTCCATAACTTCCTCTGTTGCTTCTTCTTCAACAACTTCCTCAGTCTCACCTGCTTCACGAATCTCAGCAATAATACCCTCTTCTTCTATGACTAGGATCTTACCATCTTCTAACTCATGCTCTCCAACAGGAGCAGCAACTTTCTCATCATCTTCACCTAGTAAGAATACATTCTCACCTGCCTCAAACGATTCTGCTTCAACTACAACTCCTCCTGCGAGTTTCATTGTAGCCATCTCAACTTTTACTTCTTCATTTACTTCCTGAACTTCAGGTGCAGCATCTTGAGGAGTAAGAGCCATTTCAATCTTCTTGAATACTTCTTGTAGATTCATTTCTTTGAACTTTTCTAATTAAACAACTATTTATTAAGATTTTGGGTCATTTTCATAACTGATCCAATTCCTTCAATTTACTCTCTGCCCATCTCCTAGCAGATAATCCACCCCATAACATATATGAGATATAACCACAGGATGTGGTATCTCCCTCATCATAGTATTCTTGCGCTCTACTTAGATAAGAATACATTCTCTTAATAGTCTCAACTGATAGAGGTTGTTTCTGGGCTAACTGCTGCGCTCTGACTTTACCCACTTGAGTAGCACATTTGTTGCCTTGCTTCTCATTAAGTGCGATTCCCTTCTTTGCGTTGTTAGAAACTGAATCAGGATAGTCTCTGTATGATTCCATTTCCAACTTCTTCCCATTCTTGTATCTCTTATCGTTCTTTACAGAACCTTTGACTATTCCCAGAAGATAAAGTGAGAGCAGGTGGTCTGCTTCTTCTGATTCAATTCTAGATAGTTCTGTATTGATTTCAATAGCAGACTCTCGCTGCATGAACCATCCTTCAATGCTGAATCCTTTGACCTTCCCACTTTTGACATATTCCTCCCAGATATCTTCATTATTGACCTTCATACTAACCATCCAAGTTCCTACAGGATAGTCTAAGCCATAGGCTCTGCTCTTATCCTTCTCAGAATCTTCAATGATCCAACTCTCAACTAATGATAAGCCTGATATCTTTTCCTGATGCTCTAGTGTAGCGTTTCCTTGCTTACCATTCATCAAATATAATTCAGAGGCTCTCTTAATCGTTTCCTTCGTAAAGAATACATAATATTCTTGATCACCATCTACTCTATAGATTGGCTTCTCTGGAATCATAGCAGCACCCATCAGGATCTTCTTCTCCTGATCTACTTCTTTGAATTCCATCTTCTGCTCCTTACTCATTGTGATGAAGTCCTCCTCTATTGCAGGATGCTCAACGATGCTTATTGCATCTATCCCATGCAACATCTTTTCCTCATCTAATACTAACTCAAAAAACTTCATATCTATCCTATTATTGCCGTTTCTCTAATCTTTCTATCCATCTTCTCTGCACTCTGCACATCCTGATTTACAACATACGCTCTCACAGGTGTTTTCTCTAATGACTGACTGATCTGATTTCCTAGATCTGATACCTGAGTGTCTAATGTCAATCTAGGGCTTAAATTAGGTGTTGAGATCTGTGGTCTAGGTGCTGATCCACCACTACCGCCTCCTGTCGGAGCAGGAATAGGTGTAGCATATATCTGTCTTACTGATGCAATACCTGAAGCCACAACTCCTGCTGCTGCAATAGCACCATAGATACCTCCCTGAGCAAGTGCCTTCGTAGCACCTGTATATGTATTGATGATAGCCTCTGCTGCACTAAGGGCTTTCCCTGCTTGAGCATTCTCTCCTGCTAATTGACTTAATGATCCTAGAGTACCTGCAATGATGTCTAATTCAGCCATCTTCTGATCTCTAGTCTTCTTAAGAGAATCTTTTCTGATACCATCTGCTACATCTGCATATTGGCGATCTATCTGAGTCATACTCATTCTTAGATTCTTGTGCATCTCTAATGTAACCGCATTAGTATTAGCTGCAAACTCAATCTCTTTAGAAGCCACCTTAGTGAGATCCTCATTGTATTTCTCTAATGAATCAGTAGCCTCATCCTGAGCCTTAGTAAAAGCATTCAATCTAGTTACTAAAGATTTTAATCTTCTATCTCTTTCTGCTTCTAGTTCAATGATTCTAGCCTCTGCTTCTGCCTGTTCTCTAATGTCATCTCTTGATGATTCTCCTAAAGCAACTCTCTCTCTAATGATTCTTGCTCTTTCCTTAGCTATAGATATCTCATCATCTGCGATATCATTCTGTAGTTTAGCAGCCTCTCTAAGTGCATTGGCTCTCTCCTCATTAGTCTTATTCTCATCCTCTGCCTCTAACCTTAACTTTTCAATAGATGCTCTTCTCTGAGCATTTACCTTGATTAGAGATATCTGTCTATCTTCTAGAGCCTGTTGTGCTTTCTCTAAATCAATTGCTGCTTTCGCTTCAGATCTGATCTCATCACCTAATCCTTTAAATGATCCCTTTAGGATATCTACACCCTTAGCAAAGTCTCCTGAGAAGATAGCAAAGATGCCTTCACCAAATGTTGAGAATCTATCCACCAACACATCAACTACTGCACCCATACCTTTAAGTGCTTGAGATAACTTATCAGCACCTCTCTGTGTCTTTGTGAAGTAAGATGTAAGAGCAGTTATAGCAATCAATAATAGACCTATCCCTGTGGCTGCTACTGCAACCTTAAGAGACTTCATAGCAGTGATACCTTTCTTAATCCCTGCAACACCATTACGGAATCCAGAAACTAAGCCTCCTGTGAGTTTATCTGCTTGTGCAGTAACTCCCTCTAGCCCACCTTCTAGATCATCTACGCTCTTCTCAGCCTTCGTAGTATTTACATTGATCTCTATTTCTTTCTTAACTGCCATCTAATTTGTTCTTTAGCTTCACTCCATTTAGTAAGAACTTTCCATTCTCCTTTAGCTATCCTCAGATCCTGATCTATAGCCTCTACCTTTTGAAGTTGCTCAATTATAAAACCCAAGTCCATCACACATCGTTTAGAAGTTCCAAAGTAGCCTCATCTGTTCTGAGGTTTATCTTGATCTGATTAATGATATATCTCCTGCCTGAGATATCTAGCTTATCATTCATTCTCAACTGAGCAGCAACCTTAAAAGGAAGTATTGCCTTCATGGAGTATACCCTTCTGCTAGTTGAATAGAGATCTGTGATATAATCTTCCCAGAATTGATTGTATAAGGTCTGCGAGAAACTTTGTTCATGAAGAGGATCAACATTAAGTCCATATGTTAGCATTTGTGTTACACCTGAAGCCGTTCTGTTATTTATGTTCGCACATAGATATACTTGGTTAGAAGCAGTTGTTGTTAATCCTGTCTCATCTAAGAATCCAATAGGATATGATGAGATATTTAATGTCGCTGATGAGTAGAAGATAACAGGATCTCCAATATATGGATCACCTTCCTTATCTATGCTCTTCCCTACTAGGAAGTTCACAACACCATTGCTAGGATCATCTAGCTTCTGATACTTCATTAACTCAAATGTTGATTCCGTATTCAACTCGCCTCCATCAAAAGTAAAATCTGCTCTTAGATCTCCATACCCTACTCCTCCATTAGTATTACGATATGCCTCTTCAATATATGATCCTGCTTCTTGATAATTAAATGAGAGTCTCTTGTAGAGTTCAGGTCTTGTTACCTTCTCAGAAGATATATCTACATGATCAGTGATATCATAATTAGATCCCAAAGCATACCAATCATCTAGAGGCTCAATGATGAACTTCGTTCTACTTGTAGGCTCAATGACTAGATTGAACATCTTCACTAGACCTAGAATAAAATCATAAACCTTCTGCTCTGGCATCTGATCACTCATGATCACATCAGTAGAAAATGATTGAGTAGAAGATGTTGATGCAGTCCAATAGATATTACTAGGATTATCAATCTGTCTACCTGAAGCACTTGATGAAGTAATATTAACTGCACCACCATCCCAATTAGCAGGAGGTGAAAACCTCATCTGTATTCTATCACCTGTTTGTAATTGGCCAATGTATATTCCTTCATTAGTAACATTCCCTGTATGGGTTCTACTTGTATAGTATGTCCCATTAATATAAAAATGCACTTGATAGCTAGTGGTTGAATTCACTGAATAATACCATAATAACTGATCATATGTACTCGGTATAATAGCAACATCATCTGTTATGTCAAATCCTGATCCTGTAGCTGAGGTGAAGTTTATCTTCTGAGCCGTAAAACCATTAGCCTGATCTTTGAACATATACCCCTCTCTTCTATGTCCCCACAAGAATAGATCCGTAAACTTTCTATCTGTAAAGAAGGTAGATGTGAAGGTGATTCCATACTTAGACTCTATAGCATCAATCAACTTGCTGATCCTGATAGCAGGTTTCAACTCATAGTAATCTAGTCCATGATCATCATTCTGAGTATGATAGGCGATATCATTTGGGTCATGATCTGAAGATGAAGAGTCATAATGCCAATCTGCAACAGGAGATATCAATGGATAGATAACATTACCAGAATGAAGAGGAGTAGTTCCTTCCATCGCTCCTCTGATCACTGATCCATCATATGCATGATCATATGCTGATAGATCAAGATCTGTTAATTCATCATCTCCAAATAAGTCCTTTAGATTCACACCTGCTGAAAAGAATACAATCTCATATGCTGAAGGCTGACCATTAACCATATCCACAGACATCAACTCAATACTTCCCTCTCTGAATAATTCCTTATTCATAAAGATTGTAGCATCCTGTCTTAATGAGGCATTGAATCCTCCATCAATATCTGCATTATAGTAATGCTTAAATACATCATTATTCTGCCTAGAAGCAGGTACTTGAAAGTTCTGAGTGAAATCAGTAAAGAGCCTAGATATATCTTTTATATTCTGAATGCTCAATGTGATATTCACATCCTCATCCTTAAAGGTATCTAACTTCTCTGATCCTATATAGATCTCTATCATAGCATTGCATTATCAGGTGTTGCAAACTCTACCTGTATTGTGTAATTGATAGTCTTATCATTGATATGTTTCTGGAGTCTTAGAGACTCTGTCAAGACATTTACTGCTCTGAAATCCTGTGCTATAGTATAAGTGTCTTGAATCCTTGTTGTAGTTCTATTGATTGTCATCAATACATAAGGACTCATCAATAGCTGCTCTATATTCTCACTATTTGACTCTTCAATCAATCCTGTATTCATAGTAAGTCTCTTACTCATCTGTGAATTGTATGATCTGATCCCTCTAGACTGATCTCCCCAAGTATATCCAGATGCTGAGGCTGAACCAACTGCTGATCTATAAGTCTCCTTGCTTACATCTAAATCAGTATCTGATCTCTTAAAGAATGTCATAGAATCCCACATTCCATATCTGTTAATATACTGAAGTTGAATAGGAGCATACTTAGGCTCACATTGATTGTAGAATCTTCTACTATCTACTATCGCATCACTAGAATCTAGTATCTGCACATCCCACCAATCTAATAAGCGAGGCTCTGATAAACCTAAGCCCTCTGTAAATATGTAATTTGATAGATTAGGTATTCCCACAGGGAACAAAAGAACTCTATCCTCTGCATCCTCTCCTGTTTGATTACTTACTACTATCTCATCATTAGAAGCATCTGATCCTACTAGCTTAATCTTTACTACATCACTCTGATAGCTGCTACCTACATCTCCTAAGTAGATAGGCATATTGAAGGTATCAAACTCATAGAAATACTTATCCTGATCTTGAAGTAAGATAGCCTGTCCTAGATCCTTATTAGAACCATCAATGAACTTAGAATATGCATCAGCAATTAAGAATCTAGTAGTAGTGCCTGTGTCATTCACAACAAAACCAGCATCTATATACTCAATATCATAATCTATCTCTACCCATAATAAGGCATCAGGAGACATCGTTACAAGATCATCTGTATCTAACTTACTTACTCTCTGATTGAATTCATTCTCTAATAAAGGAGCGATATCAGCCGTAGGATATGAATCAACAAATCCTGATGTTCTGTCAATTGTATAGGTAGGTGATGCAGGGCGTACATCCTTATCTCCTGTCCAAGCATATACCTCTAACTTAAAATAACGAATATCTGCTGCTGCAGTTCCTGTACCATTCCATGTGATAAGTATAGGCGATCTAGTTCCTAATAATCCTGTTGGGCTAATTACTGCCATCTTTGTATTGTTCGTTTAATTTGTCTATTGTGAAATCTAGGAATTCCTCTACATCTAGAGCATAAGCCTCTACTATCTCATTAGGTAGTTTCTTATATCCTAACTGAAATGGTCTAGAATAAAAATTAGAAGCAGGTATTCCCTTCTTACCAATGCTCTTGACTATAGCCCAAGCAGTTTGATCATAAGTCTGAAACTTACCTTTGTTACTTCTGAATTGTATCCTGCGATCTTCTACCCATTTCCTGAGCGGTGAGAATGGTGGATTCTTTCCTGCCTTCCTTCCCTTATCTACCCACTCACCATATTCATTCATCAAGAAATCAAACTCAAAAGAGTTCGGCATAGCCTTGATCTTATAATCTAGAGAATTGTATAGGCTATTACTTACATTCTTCTTCTTTCTAGTAAGGTTCTTTCTTGACTCCTTTACCAGATACTTCCCGAACTTATTTAAAGCCTTCTGTGTATTCTCTCCCTTCATCTAGCAGATGTTATTAGGGTTTATAGCCTCTATCTGGAGTGTTGCTTTCCAGCCACATATATTAGATTCCATATCCTCATCAAAAGGCTCTGCAATAGGATCGTTAATCAATCTGAAGTAGGCATCATATTCTGCTCCTCTTCTGAAGGTAGCTAGTATCTCAGATATTGCTCCAAGTGTTCTATGATAGATATCCTGCTTCATCATATTACCCTCATATAGATCCTTAGCATCTTTGCTATAATC